ATTCACTCCGCACCGGATCCGCCAGGCCGGTTTCCACAACCGTTCTTCACCATAGGCAGCCACAAACGCCTTCAAATAGTCTGCAAAGTTAGAAAATCCCTCCGCTTTACATTCTTCGATGCTTAAATACCCGGGCGCATGCTCCACCGTAAGATGTAAAATCACCAGCTCGACCCCGTCAGGCGTCCACCCCACCACCTGCCCCAGCCAGTACAGCGGCTTTCCATCCCGCAAGATCCGGGTCAAATAGCCAAATCCGTTCCACTCAATCCGGTCCCCCTTCTGCACCGGGTCCTTCATCACCGTGGCAGTTCCATCCCGCAGCCGCTCCAGTCCGTACACCACCGCTTTTTTCCTTTTCATGTCAGTCTCCTTTTTCTTTGTCATTGCGTCATTTTGTAGGGGCAGACCTTGCAGAGCACTCTTCGAGCCGTGTCTGCCCTTGAATGTCACCTGTGCCCGTTAGGGTATTGCGAGCTACAGCTGATACTTCGCCTCAAACGCACCCTGCTGATCCATCAGCCACTGCCACCGCTCCCTGGCTTCTTGCTCCTCCCGGGACGGGGATGGGCTGGACCAGTTGCAATACGGCTCCAGGATAACCAGCGATTTCAGCCGCACCTCAGCTGCAGTGTTCTCCCTTTCAAATTCACTATCCTTCTCCACAGTTTCCTCAAGCGTGCCCACCAAATAATGCGATTCCGATTGAAGATAAATCTCCAAATCCTTACCCCACAGCGATTCTGGTATAACAATTGTGATTTTCATGTCCTTTTCTCCTTTGATATTCTGTTCCATACTGTCATATAACTTACTTCGAACCTTTTACCTATCTCTTTGTAGCTATATCCGGCCTCCTTAAGTAACTTCATTTCTTTTATTTCTTCATCTGTAAAATCAATATAGTTCCAATGTCTTTTCCCTGACTGTGCTTCTGACATTTTCCGCTTAGTTTCCTCAGAGTGATGCTTACCCTTTTTTGCTTCTGACACTTTCCGCCTTGTTTCCTCAGAGTGATGCTTACCATACCAGGGGTTATTTTCACCTGACATCGCTTCTGAAAGTTTCCGCCTGGTTTCCTCAGAGTGATGCGTGCCATACCGTTGGTGTTTTTCTCCTGTTTTTCCATACCAGGGGTTATTTTCACCTGACATCGCTTCTGAAAGTTTCCGCCTGGTTTCCTCAGAGTGATACTTACCATACCAGGGGTTATTTTCACCTGAATGCACTTCTGACATTTTCCGCCTTGTTTCCTCAGAGTGCCTGCAACCTTTAAAACCGGGGGGGCGCCCTGCAATATTCGAAATATTGTATTCTGGCGCAAGACAATCTAATAAATGTTGCTCATTCTCGATAAGCTCACTTTCAGGGAATAAACATATAGTTTCAAACACAAAATTGGACCCCCCGTATTTATTCCATGACCTCTGTAAATAATGATTATTATGACGCCCCCCATCAAGACAGTATATGTGGTCTCTCCAACGACTTTTAATATTTACACTGCTGCCAATGTACCGCTTCCCATTGACCTTATTTATGATCTGATATACGCCGCTTTTCATCACCTATCCTCCTGTCCGTGAACTTGGTGAACTTCGCTCTTTTTTCCATTGCCAATGTTCACTGATAATTTCTCATCACAGCCAATCTGCCAATAGCTGAAAAAGTAGCCCAAAACCTTCATGGCAAAATTTGCTCGGTATCTCTTAGTAAGTTCATATAATTACATATATACATATAATATTGATTAAGTTGATCCATTTTTAAGCCATCCATTTGCCATTGATCCTTCTCGAGTGATTAAGTGAACTTGGTGTAAATGTTCCGGGGTTGGTTAATTTATTTTGTTTTGTAACTATTCGTGTCATCGAATACAAAACAAATTTCTTTTCAGTCCCCAGGGGGCAAATAAACTTCATCAAGTTCACCAACTTCACTTAAAATTGTATTTTTTCCTGTTTTTCAGCATATTTTTTTCCATTTTCAATATTTTCCATAATCACATCCACGTTTACGCCGTACCGTTTCGCCAAACCCTTCAACCGGCTCTCGTTTTCATCAAAATAATACGCAATACCCGTGTTCTTCCGAATACCTGGCACCAAACCAAGATCATTTTTCATATACCGGCCTACACCTTGTCCCGTAAGCTTCCTCTTCTTTCGGTTTGATTGCCCCTCCTCATCATCAGCATCCAGCAGGTTTTCCAAATCGATCAGCTCATTCGCGATCTTGGCCACGTCCGCCGGGTGCGTGTACCGGCCGTTAGCGTCCACCTGGGTGTGCGTCTTCTGCAGATCCTCATACAGCCAGATCTTCCACAGCGCCTCCACCACCTTCGCAAACACCGTCATCGATCGGCCCAGGATGATGTCCTGGTTGTAAGCCCGCAGCAGGTTCCGGATCTCCGCTTTCAGCGCATCATCCCCTTTGGCCAGCCGCAGCAGCGAAGTCGTCACCTGGTTCAACCGGCTCGAGATCTCCATATCAATATCATCTTCATCGATCTCGATTTCCGGTTCCCAGTTTGTCAGCCGCCATCGCAAACACATATTCCGGATCTCCCGGGCATGCCCGCGCATCTCGTTATTCATCGTCAGCTTCACCCCGGCCTCTTTCAGCTCGATCGGCTCCCTGGGGATCAGGTTCATCGTCAACGATCGGGTGGCCACCGCATCGTCCTTAAATTCCTTTCGCATAGCGATTAGTTTCGGGCAGTAGGTGTTGAACGGCTGCACAATGAACGTCCGATCCCCGTTTCGGTCCCGGCTCTCAACAGTCCTTGAGATCGGGTTACCCTTCATCGCCCCCAGGTTCAAAAACTTGATGATGTCATTCGCCATATCACCCCCATCATGCAAATCGGCCTCATCGATGAACACAGTCCCTCGATACATCTCCGTCGCTCTGAAAAACGTGCTGGCCGTGTTGGCGCCCGATGCCGTCATCATGCGGTAACAGATATGACCCACCCGCCGCATCATCTCCGATTTTCCGGATCCAGGCTCGCCCACCGCCCTCAGGTAGGGCAGGGCGTTGAATGCGTCGTATATCCATGTCAGCAGAACGTAATAAGCCACCAGCTTGGGCCACACATTATCCGGCCACAAATACACCGATCGGATATAAGCCTCGATGATCGCCACCAGCTCCCGCGTCGATTTCACCGGGCCCAGCTTTGACGGGAACAGGACCACTTCCTGCCGAACAAATGCGTTCGTATCGCTGGGGTAATAACGCACCCCGTCAATGTCCACATAAGGGCGCTCACCAATTTCACCCTCCGGGTTGCGGTACGCCAGCCTGGCCTGATCCTGCTCTGGATCATACAGGTACTCGATCAGCCATCCGTTGATGATCCCGCCCAGCGTCTCGCCTTCAACCAGCGTTTTCAGGTCCCGCTGTTCCGCCGTTTGACGTACCGATTTCAAGATATTCTGAAAATCCCGCACCCCCATGTTCAGCGCTTTAGCCAGTGACGATCGGTACTGTGCGACCACCACATCATCCATCTGCGCCACCAGTGCCATTGCTATTCGTGTAGCCTCTTCCCCATGTGCACCGGTCATCTGCCCCGCCTGCACACACACCATTTCCACCCAGGTCTCAGCTGAAGACAGCTTCTCTTGGATCCGTTCTCGCTGCATTTCATCGTCAACATCAGCAGCAGCCAGGCTCTGCAGCCAGTCATTCGCATCCCGGTCACCCTCTCGGCTGTGTTCATCCCCCCAGCTCACGATCCGGATCAGCGGATCGTTGATCTTCGCCAAATTCTTCCGTGCCGAGGTCTCCCCAGCCTTATCCGAGTCCATGGCCAGGTATAGCGCCCTGTTTTTGTTCAATTTGCGGATCAAATCTTCATTGATCGAGGTCCCGGCCAGCGCCACCGCCGGGATCCCCCACTGCGCCAGTGTGATTGCGCACGCCTGCCCCTCAACGATCACCGCCTCAAACGCCTCCGGGGTCCACTCCGTATTGAAATAAGCCTGTCTTGGCCCAGCCAGCGCCTCTGGCACGTTGTAATGCGTCTTTTCATGCACACCGCGCCCTGAGAAGTACACCACCTGGCCGTAATGCAAATGTGGGTACAGCAGCATATCCCGTCCGATCAACCCCGGGATCTGCCGCTTCTGGACCCACTTCTCGTTAACCGCCGCTCCGTGCCGCTCCCCCCACGATTTCACGTCGCCCGCCCAGCCGAGCACCCCAACAGCAGCAGGGGCATCCAACTGCACACCTTCATAGGCCAGTTCGCTCTTCATCTCTTTGACCAGGGCATCTTTGTTTGCCCATTTACCCGTGTATCCCAGGTTCGCCTGTGCAATCGTCTCATCAGTCCAGCCACGCCCTTTTGCATACGCCAGGGCGTCGGCGTCTGCCATCAACCACTTCTCAAACACCCCGGCCGCCACCGTGAACGCATCCTGACGAGCACGGGCAACCATGCGCATCTGCATGTCCTGGTGCCCCCAATCCGGATCAGGAAGCCCGGCCATCCGGCACAGGATTTCAACGGCGCCTTTAAAATCAGCTCCTTTACGCTTCATCACCCAGTTGAATATGTCGCCATGCTCATCTGAGCTGTTCCAGTGGTAAGCCTGCGCTCGCAGGTCAACAACCAGGCTGTTATGCTGGCTGTCCCGTCGATATCTTCCCGTTCCCTCCAGGTGATAACCGTCCGCCTCGATGACCGTTTCGATACTCAGTTTGTTCTTCAGTTCTTCAACGATATCCATAAAACAATTCCTCAAAAAATGCTGCGATTATCCAAACCCCTTACTTATCAGGGCTAAACTTTTTCGCGATAAAAACAGGCCACCCCCACCCCGAGATCAGCCCAAACAGATCGAAAAACAGTTCCGATAATAACCAGTTATCGGAACTGCGAACCATCACGACCCCTTTTCTACCTCCATAACCAACCATAGGGCTCACCCCAATGTATTTGTGAAGTTTTGGAATTATTCTGCTTCTAGTCGTAGAAACCTTACTGGCCGCCGAACACACGGGGATTGCTGGCTTTGATCATGCCCTGGGTGCGGCTGAGTAACCGCTTGAGATGGGTTAGGTCATCGATGGCGGGTCCCAACATGGGGCCCTGCCCGGAATACTCAATCGCTGATCCAACCCGGAAGGTAATGAGATCGATTAGGATCAGGGCATTACCAAGGCATGCCAGCTGACCCTCCAACCCCTCCCGCTGCATTTCAACTTCTTTTATTGGCCTGGCCACGCAGCTGCCTCCCTTCCTCCTCAGCAATATCGGCACGGCCACGGGCTTCGATGGACTCATCCAGAACATGCAACAGGATCACCGTCAGCCCACCGCAGACCACCACAGCCCACATCGTTGTCAGGTTGGCCCAATCGCTGCTCAGTACCCACGCCACAGATTGCGGGACCACCAGCGCCAGCACGCCAATTACGTACCTGGCCAGCACCGGTAGATCCCTGCGGAATAACCCCCGCCATGGCAGGTAATGCAGCAAGGCCAACAAGACACAGGTGAACAAGACAATTACGACACTATCAAGCATCAATAGCTCCTTTGCAAATACAGGCCTAATCAACCAGCACAATTAATCAGGTGAGCTCCACCCCAGCCCACCCGGAATCGAACGTCAAATCGAAAGCATCTCGCAGACCACGCTCCAGCTTTCATCCTTGCGGCCGCCCACCTGGAATAGATAGCGTGTGGTGGTCCGTAGATCGCTGTGACCCAGGAACGAGCTGATCAAGCGCACATCATCCCCGGCCTCAGCCCGAAGCATCGCTGCTGTGTGCCTCAGGTCATGCACCCGGATCAGGTCAGGCTCCAACCCGGCCACCCGGGCATACTTCTTCACCAGGTCACGCACATAGCGGCTGCTGAGCGGCCGCCCAGGATCGTGATCCACACCCGGGAACCGACTGGCATGATCGCACAGCGCCGTAAAGATGTAATCCTCGGGGTGAATATTTTCCAATCGTGTAGAGGTAGACAACCAATCTGTTATAGCCAAGAAAACAGCAGCAGGTAACTCGTAACGTCCACTCGTACACCCTTTGCCCTGCCATCGGTACCAGATCCGGTTCTCACGTTGCTCCAGGTCCCCCCAGCGCAGGTTGATCACCTCGCTGTTGCGTCGGCCGGTGAGCACAAAGGTCAGGATCAGCGCATAATCCCGCTTGCCCTGGGCTGTGGTCCGGTCGATCGCATTCAGCAGGGACTTCACAGCCTCAATGCTCAGCGGATGTGCCTTGCCATAAGCCTGAACCTTGGGCCGATGGACCGCCTTGGCCGGGTTATAGTGGTGCAGGGGCATCTCGACCCCGTCCACAAAATCCATGTACTGCTGCCTGGCATAGGAAAAGAAACTGGAAACGGCAGCCAACCGCTGCTGGACCGTGCTCTCAGAATAAGCGCTGCGCAGCTCCGCAGCCCAGGCCTCGATGTCCGCTGATCCCATCTCCCAGGGCATCTTGCCCGTGAAATCCATCAGCATCTCCCAGGCCATCTCATACGCCCGACGGGTGTTGCCCGCCTTGCTCGAGAGCCACAATCCAAACGCATTCGACCACTTGTCATTGATCGTTGCCTCATGCACATCCAGTCGTTGCGCCTCTTTCACTCTCAATAAGCTCTCCATGGAAGTCTCCTTTTATCCCTGAAAACTGCACAAATATGCTATTCTGTAGATGCCCACACCGATGGCCGCAGCACTTGCAGGCAATCGAGCGCAAAGTCGTAGCGCCAATCGCCATAGGTCATCAGGACCGCAATCAGGAACATATAATCGGGCGTCTGTGCGCCTCGCTCCCAGTTTGAGATCGCCTGTTTGGTCAAACTGACGCCAGGTAATTTAACACAGAGCTTCTCAGCGAACTCATCCTGAGTTAGATCGATCTCTTTGCGGTACTTTTTCACTACTTTATTGATCATTATCATTACCGTATTCTAAATTAACAAGATGTATATATATTATCAGACTTAATAATAAAAGTCAATAGCCATTTACTAATTAATCGAGAACATATAGAATTGTTAACATGAGCAACAAGAGTGGATTTGCCAAATGGCTTGAAATTCAATACCTTGATTGGATGCACAAAAAAGGGGAAGTGACTGCCCAACGAGAGTTTGCAGAATATTTAGGACTTGATCCAGTGCAATTGAGCCATTATCTAAACGCTCGCAGGAAAATGCCTGACGCTAACATTATTGAAAAACTCGCCTTAAAACTCGGCCCTGAGATCTACGACGTGCTGGGCCTGGCCAGGCCTGATTCCCAGTTGAAACAGCTCACGGCGGTGTGGCACCTGCTCAGCCAAAACCAGATCAAGCGGATCCTGGCGATTGCCTTTGATGAAGAGGGTAGCCTCAATGAATGACTTTGAGATAAAGTTCCCGCTCGAAATTCTTGATGATTGGCTCCGATTTACAATTGAAGCGGAGATGCAATCAAAAGATCCTGAATTTCATCAACTGCATTTATTATGCTTTACCCGAGCATACGAATTATTCGAGCAAAAATTAGATCATTTTCCATATTTATATGCTTCAAAATTCTTTCAATTAATGAGGATACTAAGTTTAGACTATCTGCGTTCTAAAAAAGTTGAAATTCTAACAGCTAAAAAGGAATCTTGTCCCCATTGCAGAAAATTACATGGCAAAGTCTACTCAATAGAACAGGCATTAAAAGAAATGCCCATTCCTGTCAAAAGCTGCACAAAGTTTTGTGGTCAAGAAAATGCTCATCCAGATATAGGTTGGTGCAGATGCCTGTGGGAACCGGTTTTATAACGTACCTCCGTACCCACGGATGACTGACCTACGTACTCACGGATGGAAATACCGGCAGCCTCACGGATACTGGCAATCACCTGCCCATGAGGACACCGGTTTGATTTATGGGAATAACGGTTCGGGTCCGTGAGGCCAGCGGTTCAAATCCGCTCGCCCCGACCTCAGTCCCCACGGATGACCACATCCACCCATCCGTGGGGACACAGGTTCGCAAAAACCACACATTCCCCACAACCTC